CTCTTGCTCTTGCTCTTGCTCTTGCTCTTGCTCTTGCTCTTGCTCTATAAAATAACCATTATTTTTGAACCATTCAAATACATTTATGTGTCCATTTTGACAAGCATAGAATATCGCATCTTCATTATATTTGAATTCATAACCACTATTTTTGAACCATTCCAATACATTTATCTTTCCGTTATGACAAGCATAGAATATCGCATCTTCATCATATTTGAATTCATAACCACTATTTTTCCACCATTCTAATACATTTATTTCTCCATTACCACTGGCATAATTTATCGCATCTTCATTATATTTGAATTCATAGCCACTATTTTTCCACCATTCCAAGATATTTATTTCTCCAGTTCCACTAGCATAATTTATCGCAGATTCATTATATTTGAATTTATAACCACTATTTTTCCACCATTCCAATAGATGTATGAACCCATTTCCACTAGCATAATTTATCGAGGTTTCATCATATTTGATTTCATAATCACTATTTTTGAACCATTCCAATACATTTATGTGTCCATATTCGCAAGCATAATTTATCGTGGTTTCATCATAATTAAATTCATAGTCACTATTTCTGAACCAGTCCAATACATTTACATGTCCATTTATAGAAGCATATCGTATTTTATTTGTAAATGTTGCTATCCGATTATTATATTTTTTATCAATATGATAGTTTATTAAATTCTTCCAATATTTTGATGTTAATTGTAAAAACAAAATATCATTTGTTAATATTAATTTAATAGCACTTTTATCGATTGGTTGAATAAGAAACGACAATATATAAATACTTAGGGCATCACATAATTTATTCATGTTTTCAGTTTACGCCTTTTAACATTTAAATCGGCATAAAATATGAATCAATTTTTATTCAAATGCGTATTATATCTTGCCAATAAGTATACAAAAATTATGGTTCAAATTGTAAACATGTGTAAAATATAATAAAATATTTATTTATTATATTATATTTGTTGATGAAATTATTTACTATACCCTTGAATATTTACTCCTCCTTGGGACGCGATGGCTGACGAGTAAGTCCGGGGGGCTTTCTCGCCGTCTGAGTCCACTGTCCTTGAGTTCGACCCTCAGTCTGCTCATCGCGAGGACCCGCACCACGAGGACGAGGCTGTCTATCATCACTTCGCTGAACTGTGCGGGGACGAGGAGGCATAGCCGCACGGGCCTCATTGCGAGTTTCACATAGAAGCTTTCCGCCTTTCATACCCTTGATGCTGGTCGCTTGATACTTATAATCAGCACTAGCCTCTACTGCGGACAAACTGAACTCAACATACTCACCTTGTACAAGGTACTTATACTGTTCGGCGCTAACACAAATTGCGCTGTGATGGGCAAAAATATCCATACCCATCTTATCACCAACACTTACACCGTCAATTACGGTAATAAATCCGTAGCCAGCCTTATTATTAAACCACTTTACGCGGCCTTGGTAGATCGTCTCACTCGTACTAATAGAACTCATTATAATAATTAAAGGTGTCAAATCTTTATATTGTTTTGCCTACTATATGATACCATATTAGATACTATTATATTTACGATAGACAAAATTTACATCACACAACATTTACGTCACTAAAAATTTACGTCACTAAAAATTTACGTCACACAAATATTTACGTTATACCAAAGTTTTCAACAAAAAATTCATATAATCATAATTCGGCGTCTCAGCATAGTCCAAGGAGTAAACATACTCCAACATTTCCTTTATTTTATGTGAAACATTTTTACACAATTCATCATGACTTGTCGATTTTTTCATATCATAAATCGCTCGTACTTTGTCGTCCTTAGAATTACTTTTGATGCCTTGCCACGGTAATTTGCCTTTTATCAAATATAGTAAAACATATACAATCGAAATCAAATCGTCGCGCCTACTAGGCTGTATACCTTCATGTACATGCGTACTTATATATCGAATTGTTCCAGTCAATTGTACATGTTCGCTATGTGGTTTATGTTTTCCAAATTTATCCAAATATTGTTTTGCTAATCCAAAATCGATCAATTTAATAGTACTATCATCTAATGTCATTAGAAAGTTTTCTGGTTTTATATCTCGATGAATAATACCACACTCATGAACTTCCCGCACACCTTCAATCATTTTGAGTCCAATCCACTTGATCTCGCCCAAATCATGTGTTTTTTTCCGAGTGTAATATTGTTCTATGGTATCACCAAGCAACTCCATTATCATGTAATTATAACTATTAGTATATCCATAATATTTCACTTTCGGAACTAAATTCAAATCTTTTAAATATCTCAAAATAATGGTTTCACATTTTAATATACTTTTATTGGATTTTCTCTCTATCTTAATGGCAACATTCTTTTTTGTTTGAATGTGATATGCTTTCCATACTTCGCCATATGATCCTATTCCTATTTTTTCCACTAATTTATAATCATGGATTATATTCATATATTATATCTCCTAATATATATGAATATATAATTTTTATTGCTAATAATTATATCAGCAAATCGTGGGGGGTTCAGCTGTCGACATGCCACATAATTAAAATTAAAAGTTGAATTAGTATAAAGGAGTACATTCATTTATATAAATAATAATCGACCATGGTTGTCATCTGCAAAGAAAAGTTTCCAAATGATGAAATGTTCCAAGAGCATTTTGGCACATTTCCGTTCCCGCTAAGTGATTTTCAAAAATACGCAATTCAAGCAATTGTTGAGGGAAATCATATTCTTGTAACGGCGCATACGGGTAGCGGTAAAACATTGCCAGCTGAATTCGCCATTGAATATTTTGCGGCAAAAGGGAAAAAAGTAATATACACATCGCCTATTAAAGCATTATCTAATCAAAAATTTCACGAATTTACTAAAAAGTTTCCGCATATATCGTTTGGCATTTTAACTGGGGATATTAAGTTTAATCCGGAAGCAGATGTTCTTATTATGACAACTGAAATTCTAAGAAATACTCTTCTACAAAAAACAATAGACAATCAAGTGGATACTAATTCAGTACCTCTTCAATTTGAAATGGATTTCCAGAACGAATTGTCGGCCGTCATTTTCGATGAAATTCACTACATTAATGACCTAGACAGAGGCAAGGTGTGGGAAGAAACGATCATGTTTCTACCAAATCATATTCAGATGATTATGCTTTCCGCTACAATTGATAAATCTGAAATATTTGCTCAATGGATTGAAGATGTTAAAACAAACGAAGTACATCAGAAAAAGGTATATTTGGCCCCCACAAATCATCGTGTAGTGCCATTGATTCACTACTTTTACACTACATTGCCTCAAGGACCTTTGAAAAACATAAAGGATAAAGAGTTTCTCAAATATATCAATGAGTTCTTACACAAGCCGATTCCAGTGAAAGATAGCAATAGTAATTTTAATAAAGATAATTATGCCAAGGTGAAGCGGATGTTGGAGTATAATACAAAAAACAACTGTCATGTCAAACCTTCATTTGTTCTAAACGAAGTAACAAAATATTTATATAATAATGGAATGTTACCGGCAATTTGTTTCGTATTTTCGAGAAAACTAGTAGAACAATTCGCCCAGACAATCAATATAAGTTTGTTTGGAGAAGACGAGGCAACTATACCGTCAACCATACGACGAGAATGCGAACAAATATTGCGAAAGTTGCCCAATTTCAAGGAATACACTAATTTGCCAGAATTCGAAATGATTATGCGTTTACTGGAAAAAGGCGTAGCAATTCATCACTCTGGTATTATGCCGATTTTCAGAGAAATGATCGAGCTCTTATTTGCTAAAGGATATGTTAAATTGTTATTCGCTACAGAAACATTTGCGGTTGGAATCAACATGCCGACAAAAACCGTACTGTTTACTGGATTCGACAAATTCAATGGTTCGTCAATGCGTATGTTGTACCCACATGAGTATACGCAAATGGCTGGCAGAGCTGGGAGACGAGGTCTAGATACGATTGGGCATGTGATCCATTTGAATAACATGTTTAAGCTGCCATATGCTCATGAATACGAGCAAATGATACATGGAAATCCGCAGACACTTCAATCTAAATTTTCGATTTCATACAATTTAGTCCTAAACTTTCTACAGTTCAATAATAATACGATTAGTTTTGCTGGGAAAAGTATGTCAAATGGTGAAATTCAACGAAGTATTCAAGCGACGGAGAGTCTTATTGTCAAGCTAAAATACGAATTAGATGGCAAAATAGCAAATCCTACATACGAGTATGTAGTTAATAATCTGGGTGTTTTTGAAAATTATTTGAATTCTATCGAAGAGTTGAAGACATGTAAACAGAAAATCAGAAGGCAACTCCAACAAACAATAGAGGACCTTGAAAATAGCAGTAAACTATTTAAGGGCCAAGTTGAACAATACAAGTCGTTGTTAAGTTTAAAGGATGAAATTAAACAAAACGAAGAGTATATCCATACGCTAAAACGGCATTTTCAAAACAGTTTTGATCGAGTGGTTCAATTTCTTGAACATTTTGATTATATTGCGCCTAAGGCGTCTACGATATGTGATGAGCCAGAAACTGTTGATGAAAAAGTTGCTAATTGCACCAGCACAAGCAACAACAGCAACAACAATGTAAAAATTCAAGAAAAGGGTGGAATGGCGACATTCATTCAAGAGACACATTGTTTGGCATTTACCGACTTTCTCATAAAGAATGACTTTCTTAAGAAATATAATGCGTATGAAATTGCGGCATTGTTAAGTTGTTTCTCAAACATTCGCGTAAAAGACGACAAACAAATACACAATATAACAAAATTAACAGTGAATCAAGAGTTTAACGAATTATTAAGTTCATTAGAAACCGTATATGGCGATTATATGAATGAAGAGCATCGTCATGGCATTCAATCCACCGATAATCTAACATGTATATTTGAGTTAATAAACCCAATATTAAATTGGTGCGAGAGCGAAGACGAAAAAACATGTAAAGAAATTATTCAGAAGTGCGAATATGAATACGAGGTATTTCCGGGAGAATTTATTAAAGCAATATTGAAAATAAATAATATGGTAAACGAACTAAAAAATGTGGCAGAATATATTGGAAATGTAGAATTGCTACACAAACTCACTCAAATACCAGAGCTAACTTTGAAATTCATTGCTACAAATCAATCGCTATATGTCTAAAAAATAATAGATACGCAGACTAAAAATAAAAAATATATATTAGTAATTTGCGCATTCAAACGCGCATTGTATCGAAAATCGTCTACAAAATAATATGAAGACGAACCTTCTTTTTTAATGATGCCTCTTCATCGAAGATGAATATCTTAAATTTATATTTTCCATAATCATCTAGTTCATATCTAGAAGTAATTCTAGAAACCGTTTTAACTTGCGCCAAATAAACGATGTACTGATACAATCCATCGTTGCGCACGATCTTATCAAATATATAACCATCATATTCCTTTTCACATATATCTGGATTATTAGTACACATTTCTAGTAAACTACAATCAGTTTGAATTTTACGAATAGCCCGCATTGTAGTATTAATATATTCCAGTCGACTTGTCCAATAAGTTTCAAATGTTTCAAATGAGGTCGAATAATTTACCAAACCCAAATTTTTTTGTAGCCTTGCCATATTCAACAAATCGACCAATCGACGAATAGGAGAAGTACAGTGAATGTAAGAATCCAATTGTAGCATTTGATGACATTTTCTACCATCATATAAATCATATTGTCCGCATGAACTATTCCATATTTGTAAGAAGTTGTTTACATCATCTGGTAAAGAAGACTGTACTTCTGTTTTTATATTAAAATTAACAGATCGATAAATTCCGTTATTATATTTAATCATTTCAACCGCTGTGTAATAATTCATTAAGATCATCAAGTAACTAACCAATTCGTGACTGCTTCTTATTTTATTAGTATATGTGTATATTTGTGATAATTTATCCACCATATTAAACATCATCTTGTAATTAATGTCTTCTTTTAATTCTTTGCTTTCATATACATGATTTTTATATACTTTAATGTAAGTATTGGCAAAGGTGTATGCTAATATTTCACCATTTACGATGGTAATATCTATGGCAAAAGCTAGACGCACTACTTGCTCACATAAACTACATACGCAATTCGATAGTGATAATGGCATCATGGGTCTTTTTCTGTCTGGCAAATAAATGGTCGAAATTCTCTCTGAAAATGAATTCCATAATTCGAGTTCTTCCATCCACATTGGAACATTTGCGATATAAATGCTAAGTTTATAACTATTATCACCAGTATTTATAATACTAAATGCGTCATCGTAATCAGTGGTTTCTTTAGAATCTATGCTGAAAATGGGTTCATGTGTTCTATCTACGAGTTTATATTTTTCAATCATAGTGGAAATAAATTCGGGTTCCGTCTTTTGTTTCAATGCGTCACTGGCGTCCTTATTGAAAGTTTGAATGGAGGCATATAGACTTTTACAGTATAATTGGTATTCGTAATAATTGGAAAGAACATCAACGTCACCTAGCACACTTACGATGGTGCCTTGTGGGTGTTTGCCTAGCCAATTATCAAATCGAAATACGATATACTTGTTATCGATGTTTTTCGAAAATCCGATTTTTAGAGCATACGGTACAGTAAAGACTGGAAACCGCCTATCATCTGGAATACATTTATACAAGAATTTGTCCTTGTGCTTACCGAATGTTTTGCCGTCTTTTAAGACGAGAATCCCCGGAATAGATGGCATTGAACGAACACTTGAATGAAGCAGTTTAATTTGTCTAACGGCACCTAGATCAGTGGATTGATCAATAGACTTTTCATTTTTCGAGTCAGCCGTATTACATTCAAATGTATCACCCGAGAATAGTTTATTAGTGGAAGGATGAATGTTAATTTTTTGAACTTCGTTTAATGACAATGCGTCATATAAATTCCACTCCACATAACTTCGGTCGCTTATTAATATCTTATATGCGGATGATTCGGAGGCGGCTACTTCTGCTGCGACTGCTATTGTGGGTGCTATTGGTATTGCTATAGCTGTTGCCATCGTATTAAATAATATACTATCGAATGTTTATTATTTAATAAAATCAATTTTACTTTCAATTATTGCCGTTTATGAATTACACACTATAATATATTTTTCTCTTCAAATGGTGTGTCAATGTTACCGTTATTGCCAATGTCAATACTAGTACCATCATTTATTTTATTCTCGTCGATAATATTTGTTTCTTGTATGTCTTTTTTCTTAACAATTTCTCTCTTTACATTCTGAGTTTGAAGTAGGTTGACTAACAAATGATTTGATATCGCAATATTATTCATATATGTTCTGTATTTAAATACGCAGATACTTGTGTTTTGACTAAATTCAAAACTGTACCACCAATAAGCGGGTATATAAATGATCTGACCAACTTTCAAAGATACCTCTAATGTTTTCAACTTGTCAAAGTCTGGTTTAAATTGGGTTTGAACATTCCAAGGATTCACTGGCGAGAGAAATTCGAAATTATCATAATCAGAGATAGTGTATAAATATTTGGATGATTTTGGTGGAATTAATTTCAATTTTACACTACCTTGCGTGACCAAATAAAAATTCCTATAATTTAATTCATATTTAAGAGGCGTCTTTGCTCGTTTAGATGAAAACATAATATCATAATAACAATTACTTACTGAATAAGGTCGCAAAAAATTATCATTATATCTGAAATGTTTCATAATACTAGTTTCCTCTAAAAACTCCCCATTATTTTCACTAACAAATCTCTCCTCTGTGTCTTTTCTAAAGATATCCATTGCCGTATTTAATGTCAAAGGTAAATATAATTCACTCACATCATCGTATTCTTTTACATTTCTTATTTTAATATCAAAAGCGCCGTAATTTTTACTAATATTGTCTAAATTACATTCATTGATTAATCCATCCACATTATAGTCAAATATAACTGGCTGTCTCATATCGCATATTTCTTCCAGTTTGTCTTTAGATGGTTGGTCTATCTCATATACTTCTAAATCATCACTTACTTTCAAATGAAAATTTACATGAATATAAATAAAAAGGACGATACAAAATATTAATATGGAAAATAAGGTTTTCATACTAATTTATTTTTATACTATAATTTCTCTCGTTTTACTCATTTTCATTTTGATGTTAAATTGGCAATATATAGTGAAGATGTTTAATAGGTAAGGTTATTGTTATCGTATACCATTGGCTGGACTTCATCAAAATCATTCTTAAATTCTTTAACAATATTGTTTGTTTCATTAATCATAACTGATTTTGGAAAGGTAGGTGTTAAAGTTTCTCTTACATTGCTAGTATTTAGATCTTGGCTAGAATTCATGTCTACTTCCGACTTAAAAACACCATCAACCTCAGCATTAGCAGCGTCGGCATTAGCAGCGTCAGCATCCGCATCAGAATTCATATCATCGGAACTGACATTCATAGGTACTGATACATTCAACTTGCTAATTAACGAAAATACGGCTGAATTAAGACTATTAATAACCATTTGTTGAGATTGGACAACTGATTTGAGTTCTTCGATTTCATTCATTAATTTCTCATCGTTCTCATAAAAAGCTTTTAAATCTAATTGTGCCTCCATTCTACTCATAATCAAATCACTCAATTCATTTATGTTCAATTGAGAAGGTGTTGGCTGTTCGGTCATTTGACGATTAGCAGCCATAGCTGGCGCATTTACTTGCGCATTTTTAGATACGTCATTCTTACTGAGTTCTTGTTTTGACACTAAATCTTTAAGAACTTGTTCCATCATTGTAATTTTAATATGATGTTGTTGAAGTAATACAAGTGGATTAACTGGACCAGCCGGTGGCTCTGGTGGTCTATTTGGTGTATTATTTTGTGAAGGTCTATTGGCATTAGAACCAGGTGGTGTAGGGCCAGGAGGTCCTCCAGCACGTCTTCGTCTTGCGGCAGCTATAGATGAACTTGAACTCATTTTAAATATATTTTATACTAAAAATGAGCATTCTTATCGCATTTCTCCTAAAAATACCAAATGTGTAAATATATTCTAAAACCTCCTTTCTCTGATCCAATCATTTACACTAAACCTTTTAGTGCCTTAGGAATTTTTTTATATTTTTTAAATAAAGCTATTGCTTTAAGATTATTGTTCGCAATAGCAAGCTCAAGTGGAGTCTTATCAGATCGTGTTTCGCGAATCTCAGTATTAATATCTGGGCGTTTTAATAATTTATCAATAACATCATCTCGTGAACGTTCTACAGCAACATACAATGGTGTTCTATTTTCATTATCAGATACATTTGGATCAAATTCCGGATTATCTAAATATTCGTGTATTATTCGATTATTTTCCAATCTTCTGGCTTCTACATCACGACCAGCATAACCACCAATATTAAAAAACATAGCGTCCAAATGCCTCATAATACCAAGACTATTAAACGGTTTAATATTGTCACATAGAACGGCGATATTTGCTCTACAAATTGGACAAGTTTTGTCATCATCTGATGCTCGTGTATTACACCAAAGACCCAAACACTTTTTATGGAATGAATGACCACAGTCCGTCTTAATTATAACATCATCATCGTGTATTTCTTGACATATGGCACACTCTTCTTCTTCCTCCGCCTTTTGGGGCATTTCCTTCTCCCCCGCCTCAGTCGGTGGCATTTTTTCATCAGTAGGTATCTCATCAGTCGGTGGTGCCGCACCATATCTTCTATGTTTTTTAACATTCCTTCTAGTATTTTTATTTCTAGTAGTTTTATTTTTACGCAATCTCTTAGGAGAGTTCTTCTTTGCCTTCAAAGTTTTCTTATTTTTGCGAGTAGATTTTGGAGATTTAGCGTGTCTAACCATTATATATATTATTACATATAATAGTTTATACAGTTACCATTGTAAAATACAAAATCCTAAATTAGGCTCTCATAGCCGCTTTTATCGGTGGATGATGTTGATAATTGCTAATTTTGAAATCATCTACTACATAATCATTGATGTTTTCCCGTTTATTCAATATTTCTAGTGTAGGAAATTCATACGGTTCTCTAGTAATTTGCTCTTTAACTTGGTCAAAATGATCATCGTAAATATGACAATTTCCACCATAATGAATAAACTCATATGGTTCCAAATCGCAATGTTTTGCTATTAGACAGCACAACAGCGAGTAAGAACAGATGTTAAACGGCGCGCCAAGTACGGAATCATAACTGCGTTGCATTAAGCAGCAACTTAATTTATTTCCATTAACAACATTGAATTGAAACAAAACGTGACAAGGAGGAAGAACGCCTTGGTCTAATTGTTCGGGGTTCCACGCACTGATTACCATTCTGCGACTACTTCTTTGTTTTGGATCTTTCAAACAGTCTATTACATTTTGTAGTTGATCAATTCCCTTGCCAGTATAATCTGCATCTGGGTCATTTTCATATTTCGCATTCCAGTAGCGCCATTGATGCGAGTAAAGTGGACCAATTTGTCGTCCAGGTGTATAATGTGATAATCCGCGTGATTCAAGAAACTCAGGGGTAGTATTTCCGTCCCAAATGTGTACATTTTGATCGGTTAATATTTTATTATCAGTTTGACCTTTAATAAACCAGAGCAATTCTTTTAAGCACGTCTTCCAAGCAGTTTTCTTAGTAGTTAAAATCGGAATTTTACCGTTTTCAAGAGAAAAATGCATAGCCGAACCAAATACACATTTAGTAAATCCGTTTCTACCTTCCTCCAAAGTGCCTTCATTCATAATATCATTCAGCAAATTTAAATATTGATATTCCTCGTGATATTTTCCTTCATTATTATTTCCGCGATCTCTACCTTTATATTTATTTAGGTCAATCGCATGCTTCAACATTTTATATATCAAATAAAACCATATATTTAAATATATTAATTTCTTATTATAAATCATATGGATAGACTGGAAAAAAATACGGGAACTGATGAAAATGGATTTATAAAAGCAGTATTTCCGTTTGACGAGGATCAAAAGGGATTATTATTAAATATAATTCAATATTCTGTTTTAGCAATAATACCCATAGTTATATTATTGAAATTAATCAAAAATTACATTCCCGAGGCGGAAGACGATAAAGGTAGTTTAGTTATTTTGGTGGAAGTAATCGGCCAAGTAGTTGTCATGTTCATGGCTCTTTACTTCATTCACAAAATAATCGATTATATTCCTACATACAGCGGCTTCAAATATGGAGATGTTAATGTATTCAATATTATTCCGGCATTATTATTAATTTCGATAACTATGCAAACAAAGTTGGGCGAGAAGATTCAAATATTGACAGATAGAGCATGGGATTTATACGATGGTCGCGCGTCACCACCAGCTGGATCAAATAAAGCGGCTCAAGGACAAGGGCAAGTTCGTGTAACACAACCGTTATCGCAACAATATGCGATGCCCCCTCCTCCTCAGCAACAACAAATAATGAATATGCCACCCCCACAAGCTCAAATGACAAATATGAAAAGTCAATCAAATGAGTATTCGATTCCCCAAACACCCAACTTCAACAATATGTATGCTGGTCCA